CTACAAGATAGTCTATCGGTTAAATGATGAATAACATCTCCTTCAAAAAATAATGCTACATGATTTAAAGTTGGATGCAAAATGCTCATGAGTAAAACATCTCCATCTTGTAATTTTTCATCAGGTCTAAGTTCTCTAAAATTAGTTCTCCAAGCACAGTCCTCAAACAGAGGCTTATTATTAAATTCTTCTAATGTTGTAGGTCTATCCCAATCTCTAAGTTCAATATTTTTTTCTTCCTTATACCAATCTCTTACTAAACTCCAACAATCAGTTATACCCCACACCCATTGACGACCTAATAATGGTGGCTTGTATCCACAAGGCTCTAAATAAGCCCATTGTTCTGTTTTAGGATTAACAATATACCAAGGTAAATTACTATCTTCACAACTAATTTTATCTGCTTGACTAGGGTTTGGTGGTGTAATTGGGTGACTATGAACTACTCCAACTATTTCTCCTGTATTATCTGCTTTTACATAATCTTCTGGATCAATAATAAAACATTGATGTTCTGTTATTGAAAGATTACGACAAGGATAATATCTCTCCTTACCTTTTATATTTAATAACAAACCGCAAGATTCTTTTGGATCTTCTCGTTGAGCATGAAGTAGTGCTTTATATTTCCAACTCATCCTACAAACGTACCAATAGAAGGAAAAATCGAACGAGTTGCTTGACGACCTGGAATCCGAACTCCAGCAAGATCTGTTGGTGCAGCAAGTTCAAACTCAACTACTTCTCTAGTTTCCGTTGATTTACGGTCTATTGAATATACTTCTTGCGGAAACTCAGCAGTGGGATCAGCAGTTGCGTTTATTCCATCAGCAAAATTAACAGCATCAATAAATTTAGCTAATGTTCTGATCCTAGTGACAGTGGCTCCTGTCAAATCATTACCAGTAGTTGTTTCATTTACAGATAAAAGTATTGATGAAATAAGTCCTGTAGCATTACTAATTGCTATTTTAGGTCTAGGTAACTGACCACGTTGAAAAGCAAAACCTGTCGCTTGTATCGGAAATCTAAGATAAGAATTACCGGCCCACACTATTTGACCATTTGCATTTAAGTTGCTACCAGCATGAAATCTATATATTGTATTTGCACCATGTAAAGCAGTAGATAACTGAAGAGTAAATAACTCAATAATTGCTGACGGATTGATAGATTGTAAATTACTAAATACTGCTGAATTAACTGACATTATGATGCTGGTTCAAATACTTCTCTAAAAGTTGCTTGAATTGTTGCTCTATTAGGTAAATCTATTTTCTTTGACCATGAATCGCAAACAAATTTATAAGACGTGCTTTCTCCAGGTGGTGTGTAATCAAAACTTGCCCTATCTTCTGCCCTGTCATCTAAGAATGTTTCTATAGTGTCGCTATCTGTTTCTGTAATGTTATTCCATGCAAGACTATATACCTTACCATTTTTATGTTCACTTAATCCTAGCTGGATTCTGTGTTCATAACCATCAGCAAATTTTACTACTCTAGTTTCAGGTGCAGATCTTTTTATAACGCCATAACTAGCTTCTATAGAGGGAAATGTAGACATTATGCAAGTAATCCTCCAGGTCTTTTTTGATTAATTATTTCTGATTGTATTGCAACAGCAATAAGTCTTCCAAATTCTCTACCACCTTGTTCATTACCTTCTATAGAACTACCAGAAGCATCTACATTAACAACAATATTACCAACACCTGCACCTGTTGCCTGTACTCCTAATTTACCATTACTACCTCTAGATAACGGAAGTATAGCTTCACTACCTGCTTCTCCTAAAATGCCGAGATTACCAGCACTGCCATATTTAAAGAATGTAGGTCTATCAACTACACCACCTTTTGCATAACCTTTTACTAAACCTTGTTGATTAAAAACATTTCCATCAGCATTAAATAAACTTTCTATAAATCCTGTAAAAGGTGCTGTTATTGTTTGCTGTATCGCAATACGTACCATATCTGAAATAATACTATTTGCTAAATTTCTAAAATTTAATGTACCTTTCATTACAAAATTAACTAGGGCATCTTCCATGCCTTTTATACCTTTAACAACAACATCACCCATAGCATCACCAACACCTTTAATACTAGCTTTAAAAGTTTCAATTTTTGCTATTGTTGCCTGTCCAAAAGTTCTATTCAACATATTCCCAGTTTTTTTTCCATATTTTTCACTTGCTTCAGCAGAACCATTAAATATTTCATCAAAAGTTTTCATGCTTTTACCAAAATCTTCTGCTGATTCTGAATAAAATTTCTTTATTTCTTCAAATGCACCTTTAAAATCTCCTTTTCTTAGTGCATTAAGTGCTTTAAGCTGTTGCATTAAACTAAAACCTAAAATTTCAAAACCTTTATAAGCAGTAAAAGCAGTTGCAGCTAATAGTTTTAAACCACCATTTAAAACAAATAGTAAATCCTTTAGATTATCACCTTCTATTGTTATTCCACTAAACATTTCTGTTAAATTATTAAGTGTAGGCAATAAACCATCTGCTAACTGTCTACTAAAGCCTGTTGTCTTAAAACCAAGCATTGTTAACTGGTCATTAAAATATTCAGCATTTTGTGCAAATCTTTCTGACACTTCAAAATTAAATTGTTCTAATGCAACCTTTCCTTCATTTAATAAATTAACCATCTGCGAGCCAGATCTACCGAATATTTCCATTGCAATAGCTGATTTTGTTACGCCATCTTCCATTTGTGAAAACTTATCTGATATTTCTCCTAATACCTGTTGATTAGTTTTTAAAGTTCCATTTGTATTTCTTACAGATATTCCTAAATCATCGAAAGCATCTTTATATGTAGCAACACCCTGATCTGCCTCCCTCATAGACTGTGCTAACCTTCTTAAACCCTTTTCAATAGTTTCCTGACTAACACCAGCTAACTTTCCAGCGTTTACATATGCCTGTAATGTATTAGCTGCTATCCCTGTCTGTATTTCTAACTTGCCAAAAGCATCTGCTGCATCAATAGAGCCTTTCACCATACGTACAAAAGCACCAGCAGATAATATTAAACCTAGTGTTGCGAATGTCTTGTTAAGTCCTGACATCGCCATACGTAGGTTTTTAACCCTTCCCTGTACGCCCTGCATTGAATTGCCAAGACGTTTTATAGACGCTGCGCCTACAGTTTTTGCTGCTACTACTAAATCAAACTTTGCAGCCATCTATTTATTCTCCTTACTAAGCGTCTGTAATATTGCAGCTTCTATAACTTGTATGCTTTCCATTAAGTCTATAGGCTTATCTGTATACAGTTTAATCATTTCTATCACAGATGTATAGTCTAAACCAATAATTCCACCCATACCTACACGCCATTGCGTCTGTACTTTTAGAAACATCACTACAGCTTCCCAGTTTTCTTGATATACGTAATAATCTTTTTCTACTTCTTTTTTTGCTACAGTAACGCCTAATACTGCATCATCTTCTGCTGTTTTATCTATGACAGTTGAACTAGAAGCCCAATATTCACCTGCCCCTATAAGTTTTTTATGTTCTTGTTTTTACAGGACTCTACAAACGCAAATGATATTGCAGTAGCAACACCCCTTACATCTAATAATTTATCTCTATTAGATTTGTTAAAAGGTACTTCAGATCCATCTGACATTTCCATACCTTCCCAACCTATTAATATTTCTTTTGCAACATCAACATCTAACATTTCTTGATTTGCTACCTGTTGCATCATTTCCTGTAGTCTAGATTGTGAAATGTTTTTAAATTCTGCATAAAAGTCCTGTGTTTCTGTTTTCTTTCCAACAGGTACTTCTATCTCAACTCTGCATTTGTAGGTATCGCTTTGATCTAAAACAAAAGCCATTGTATTTATAGTATTTCTATTAGGGTAGACCCTTTTTATAATCTATGCAACTTTAGGTATATACCAAACTAAATTCATTATTAGCTGATGCTGTAGGTGTTGCCATAAACGGAAGATTTAGCATTGTTATGCCATCTGATTCTGAGTAAGTAGGCTGCCCTAAATCAGTTTGTGGACAAGATACAGTAACCTTATTACCTGCGGTTGTTCCATGTAACCATGTGTTTGTGCCAGTTGATGTGCCAGTATAATCTGTAAAGAAATTATGGGCTGACAATGCAGGGTTTTCTATAACTGCTGTACCTGATGGCCTACGATCAGTAATTAAAACTTCTTTAGTACCACCTACTAATTCTCTATATATAACTTCATTATTAAAATCTAGATTCCAGGATTGTAATGCTGCTGCAAAACCAAATATCTGGAAAGCAGAAGTACTGCCATTTTTAAATATTAATGGTGATGCCTGATTGCTTACTGTAACAGAAGGTAAAGCATCATCAGTAGGTGCTGAAAACAATCCTGTTAAAGAAAAAGATATACGTGGTATTGAGTTAACCTCACAATTAATACTAAATGTACCTCGACAGCCTTTAACAATATGTCTGATGCCATCATAGTTTACAAATAATGTGACGCTGTCTGATGGTGTAGTAACAGGAGCATAAGTAACTGTATTACCACCACTAACAGTTTCAGATAAACCACACGCTTTCAAAATTGCACCATATTTAGGTGCAGTACCAGCAGATCCACTACCAGACATTTCTACGTCAAAGGTTACATTAACTCTTGTATTAGCAGGTATTACTTCATAGTTACCCATATATGGCCTTATCAAATCTCTACTTACTTCATCACTTACAATAGGTTCTATATTTAAATCTATTACCTGTACATAGTTAGCACTACCTGTAGGGTTAGGGTTTGTACCATAACTAGATTCTGCTTTAGCTAATATGCTTCTTTTTCTGTGTAGCTTAGGCATTGTTACATTAAATCAGTATGTTTATATAATATATGTTTTTAGTAAGAAACACCATCTATTGCGTTAAATCGTCTATTTCTGTTCTATATCGCACTATATATTCTACTCCTATAACTCCACCAGGCTGATCTGCGTCTAGTAATTCAAATGATGTATCTGAAGGTTGCAAGTCAATAGCATTACTATTTACAGTTAAATCAGCCATTATTGTTTTATGCAATAATTCAACAACTTCATCTGATTGTTGGTCTGGTATATCACCTCTTACAATTACGCTCACTTTAACAGCTAAAAAATGGTCTAATGTTGGTAGTGATGTATTTTGTTCAACTGTATCACTTATTGGCTCTATTACTATTGCAGGTACTTCACCTCTAGATAATGGTACAACTCTTGATCTATATACATTAATATTTGTAGTAACAGAAATGTCATCTAATACTTTAAAAAGTTGTGCTAAAATTTTTTCTCTTTTAGTAGTCATCTTTTCTGTATTGCAATTTCACAAAATGCACCATCATCTAATTTTCTTACTTCTCTAACAAAATACACTGAATTATCAATAGTAATTCTTGAACCTGCTAAAAGATTGCCAAAGTCACTAACCCTTGCAGTAAGTTGATAATCAGTACTTATAATCTGATTGCCAGCTAAAACTAAATCAGGTTGTTCTAATATTGCCTTTGCAGTAGTTCCACCTGATGTACAGCTAACACCAAAATCAGCTAAATATACTGTTTGATCTTCACTTATTTCCATTAGCTTTAGATGCTACTGTTTTTTTGGGTTTTGCTGTTTCTTTATATTCTTCTGCTTTACCAATACTAATAAGGAAAGAAGCATCTGCACTAGATAGATCATAAGTTTTGCCAGCTTCTAAACCAACACCACTTGCACAAACGCCTTTTAAACATTTAATTTTCATAAAAAAAAGGGGTAGATAACTACCCCATATAGTAAACCAATTATGTGGTTACGTCTAAGATTGCAGCAAATGATTGTGCGTGTCTAACAGCAACATCAAATGCAACTACACCCTTTATTGAAACAAGGTTCTTAGCAAAATCATCACTATCTTCACCTGCTGTAATTTCAATTCCAGATCCGTATAGACCTAAGATTGCTTGGCTGAAGTCACCCATAACAACAGCAGAACAAGTACCAGATGTAGAACCTTTAGTTAGGTTGCTAGGTACTTGGTTAGTCATTGCTAAAGGATAACCATTAACAGCAACAGGTGTAGCACCTCTACCTAATGCCTGAAGGTTGTTGTTAACTAAGTACTCACCGCCAGATGTCTTAAGTTTCTTAATTGCACCCATCACCTTAGCGTTAGTTACATAAGAAATAGAATCAGCGTTAACACCTGCATTATCTTCCATGATT